AGCCTCCCGGCTATACGCTAGACCCGGAGGCAGGAGCTGAAGCAGGAGCTCTTTGTAATCAGAAGCGGTCACGGAATTGCCTCGAAAGTGATCGTCCCGAGGACTGGGAATGATCCAGCCGGCACCGAGATGTTGCCTGTCGGACTGACGAGGACGTGATCCACTTCCCCAGCACTCGTCGAGACGACCTCATTCAGATGGCTGATCAGAATCGTTCCACCGACCTCCGCCTCGCGCTGGAATAGAGACTGGATCTCAGCCGTGACAGCCGATCGAACCGCAGCTGTATTCGGATCGAGCTGGATGGTGAAGTTCACCGTGAAAGCGTTCGGAGCGAAGACTTGAGGAGTCGCCGTGACCGGCCTGAGCTCGTCGATATATTCCTGAACCTCCGCAACCTTTGCCGCGTTCGGAATTGGATCCAGCGGATCCGGACCCACGATAAAGATTGCGACCGTTCCTGGGCCGAAGTAGAGCGGAAACACGAACGCACGGTCCACCCCAGAGATCGAGGTTGCCCACTGCTCATAATCCGACGCCGCTCCACCCTGAGGCGGCTGCTGGATCCTAGCGATCAGTCGCTCTCTTAGGGCCTCGTCGTCCTCCGACTCGATTCCGTTCGTCAGCCCGTCGAGCCCTACGGTCGCAGATCCAGAGATCCCAGCGATCGGGGCCAGGAGCGAAAGACTCACGCCCGAGTCCGAGTTCCCAGATGCGCCCGCTAAAACGGCCGTCACCGGCACAGTTGCAGTCCCCGAGCTGATCGTCCCGTCCTCGTCGGTCGTATATTCGACTTCGTCGGAGCGACGGAGGACCGTTCCCGACGGGATGACGCTGCCATCGGACCCTGCAAAAATTACAGACCCCTGCGCGTAATCCGCGGCCCGCCGCGTCACTCCCCAGATCTGAGCGTGGCGCTCGAGGTAATCCGCGTCAGCCGTGTCGATGATGATTTGCTTGGAGATCCATTCCAGATGCCCGTGCAGGAGATGAACCGCGCCGCCGTATGCTTTCGCTAGGACGCTGACGTTCGAGCGCCGAAGCGAAGCCCCAGTGAGCCCCAGCCCGCTCTCCATGTCCGTTTTGATACGCTCGACGATCTCGCTGAGCTTCGGTCTACTGAACGCCATGTTTAACCCCCGATGACCCCGCTCCAGAGATAGTCGAACTTGAACTCGCTTCGATCTCCTCCTGGGCGATATATTTCGACCGCGATCCCGAGCATCCCACGCGATGGGAATGACGTCGTCACGTTGACCTTCTCAGCGATCCCGTCCTCGATAAGCCACGCGAGCGCCTCTTGGCAATACTCTCGAGCCCGCTCCGCCACCGACTGAGTCTGCTTCTCCCTCATGAGAAGCCAGAGCTTCGATCCGTGCTTATCGTTCTGAACTTCAGACAGCTCGTCCGCCCAGAAACCACGCCTCGAGCTCTCGCCGACCGGAAGCTCATCGCTCTCGACGCGCTGGTCCGTAAAAAGAGACAGAATCACCGCCGTCTTCAACCCAGAATCGACGACTAGGTCGTTCTTCTCGACCTTCATGTCGATCGAGTTGTAGGAGATATCAAAGAGCCCCAGATCGCCGATCGTCATATCCCTACACTACCCCTTCACCTTCAGCGTTGTCGACAAATGGGCAGCCGTACTCGGAGCATTTGGGGGGCTTGTCGGAGACCCCGGAGACGTCGACGTATGGACGTGGGAATTGAAGAAGCTCTGAAAGCTCTCTCCCATGATCGCCTTCTCTAACGCCCCGCTTCCAATCTCGACCTCGGGAGAGTTCACCACGACCTTCGCCGCGGACTTGATCTCGATAGTTCCGCCTCGCTTGAGATGGATAGAGTCGCCCTCGTCCGTGTAGAGCGCGACCTCCCCCTCCTGGAGCGTCTTGAGCCTGTAGCGCCGATCGTCGACAGCGATCATTAAGCCGAACTCCCGACTCCCGTTCGGGAATAGGACCACGCACTCCGCGCCAGCCTTCGGGAGACTCGTGAAGCCGTACTCCTGCACCCGCTCGACGTTGTCCCGGACCTCGTCCGCCATTAGCTTGACCTGAAACCGCTGGTTGGGAGTCGTATCCTTCGAGAGCTGGATGAGCCCGCGGCTGATTAGCAGCGAGACCCGTCGACGAAGTGGTTCTATGATCCGAGCGATCTGGTCGATCATGCGATGGAGTTCTCCCGAATCAGCTTCTTGAGAAGGTCGACCTCGTTCTTCTTCGGGGTGTATTCCGGACGATATGCGTCCTTGCGCGTGAACTTGAGATCCGCGACCGTCCCGCTCATGGAGATCGTCAGCGTCAGATCCTCGAGGAGAAGCTCCTGATCCACGCCGATCCAAGGGCTCTTGATCTTGTAGAGTCGATTCGGCTCGAAGATGGATCCGTCCTTCAGCCTCCAGCCCTGAACTTTGGCCGAGACCTTGACGCTTTCGCCCTTCCGATGAACGGACTCCCACTTCGCCCGGGTCTGACAGAGCTCCGGAGCGTTCGATTGCTCCGCCGTGACCACGAGCAGCCGGGACCTCGAGACCTCTGAGTCGAACGCCTTGCCGATCGGCTGGAAGCCTTGGATCTCGTCCAGCCCCTCGAGCCCAGACTGGGAGATGACCCTGTATTCTTTGAACCGATTCTTCATGGAGAAGCTCGAGCTCGCCGCGAGAATGTTCTCTCCCTCGATGAGCTGGGCAGCCGCCGTCGACTGACCGACCTTCTGGATCACGAGCGTTCCCTTCCCGTCACTCGTGAGAAGTAGCCCGACCTGTCGAGCCGATCGGTCTAGGACCGAGAAGATCGTGTCCCCCGGGTTGATCGATACCTTCTCGAGCTTCCGAGTCGCCCCGGACTCGTTCTTGACCTTCACTCCGACCGGAGCGGAGAGCTTCTTCGCGAGCTCCGTGAGCGAGATATTCGTCAGCTCAGCCTTCTCCGCGTAGTCCACCGAGCAGTCGACGAGATCCCCAGTCCGCTCCCTACCGCTGACCGTGATCGTCCGCTGTCTCGCGTCATAGCTCGTTTCCACGTCCTCGACGTAGCCCTTGAGAACCGTATCCCCGTTGCTCTTGATCTCGCAGGAGTCGCCCGGGATCAGGATCCAAGGCTTGTCCGCGCCGCTCCAGTTATCAGTCAGCGAGAGCGAAAAGCTCGCCGCGACCGCCTTGATCGATCGCGTGATCGTGACCTGCTTCCAGCCCTCATAATTCTTGCCGCGGACCGTTAGGGTCACGTTCTCAGCCATTGAGGGCCTTCAGCCTCTCTCCGGCTGGAATGAACCCCGGATGCTCGATTCCGTTCCGAGAAATGAGATCCGCCTCGTTCTCGATCGTCCCGAAGTTCTCGTAGGCCAGGAGCAGCGACGGAGTCGTCCGGGATACCTGGAGCTCGATCTCCTGAGCGAGCGTGGTCCCCGGAGCTGGCACCGCTCGAGTGATCGCAACCCTCAGAGCTTGAAGAGCGATGTAAGTCTCGTCGTCCGCGTTCTCCATGATCGAGTCGATCAGATCAAGCGTCGCATCGCGCTCGAGAGCCGCCTCCTGAGCGGATTCCCAGTCTCGATCAGCGAGCGCCTCCGCTTGATTCGCCACAGCCACCGTTCGGACGAACGAGTCCATCGCTTCCGCGTTTTCCGCGACCTGAGCCTGAGACGAAACCAGAGCGGGAGCGTCGATCTGCGCCTGAATCAATGTAGGAGTCAGAAAAAAGCCCTTCAGGATCTTGGTAGCGTCCTCGTTCCCGCCGTCGCCGCCCTGAAATGCAGTCAGGAGAAGACTGAACGTCGAGTCGATCTCTTCCGCGAGCTCGTCCGGGGCCGAGACGATTCGACTGATGTTCGACCTGATCTTTCGGACCTTGAAAGCGAGCTCCGCGACCTCGCTCAGAGCCCCGCGGACCTTCTTCTGAGCGTTCTCCACGTTTTCGAGAACCGATCCCGTGACCTCTATTGCGCGATCTGCCACGAAGGTCGCGTAACCCACGACGGCCCATGCCTTCGAGAACTGAGCCTTCGCCTTGTCCAATACGCTTGCCTTAGCCTCGAGGAGCTGGGTAGTCGCGTCGACCTGAGGAGCTGGAGCAGTCGGATCCGTCGTCTCGACGAACTTCAGAGAGAAGCGAGCGAGCCCCCCGTCCCTGCTATTTTCGCGGACCGTGATCTCGGTACAGACGACATAGATGCGACCGAGGTACGGGTGAATCAGCTCTCCAGCGCCCTCCTGGTTGCAAGCCGCGTTGCTCAGCAGCAACATCCAAGGCAAGAAGAACCCTGTTGCGGATGCTGTCAGGTACCATCTTTTGCGATTCCTTGTCGAGACACACCCACAACAATGGCTTTGCCAAGATGGCAGCCACACCACTTCCGAAACATCGTTCTATACCAGGAGCAACGTGCTCGACAAGCCATTCGTCAAACAGCTCGCACCCCTGCTTCACCGAGTACTTGCAGACCCCTCCGATGCAGAGACTGGCTGCAACATTGACGTTCGGCCAGGGCAACTCTGTGCTAGCATACTTGCCCTGCATTGTTTTATTTTTCCACCTGGCACGATAGTCAACAAATTCATGGGGCTTCCCTTGCCTCTTTGCGTGAGTAGTTCCGTATTTTTTTGTCGAGTGAACTCCAAGGGGCTCCGGTGAATCGGTAATTGCCCTCACAAAGTCAGGGCCATTATGTATTGCACTCAACGCATTGTACAATCCATCCTTTGTTGCTTTGGCCTCTAGGTCTTGCTCTATTTGGTGCGATTGGCTGTATGTGATACCATCGCAAAATAACCGCTG